TAATTCTAATGACCTAACTTATAGAACATACGCAACCCATATTTGGAAAAATAATACTGGTGCAAGTTCCACAACTGATGGTACTGAGGTGATGCGTATTGCGAGTGATGGCGATATTGGAATCGGCACTACTGACCCAACACAAAACCTCGAATTGGTTGTAAGTAAAACTGCAAGTATTCCAACTGATGCCTCTGTTGGTTCAACAAGTAATGGTTCAGCTTGTGGAATGGGTATTCACAATGAAAATAATTCTGCTGTTTATTCTGGTTTAAATTTTGAAACAAGAACTACCCATGCCTCAAGATGGCTTATGGGTAACGAATGGAAAAGTAGTTACAATGGTGATTTATTCTTTAGAGCAAGAGATGGTGCATCAAGTTCATCTGAAATACTAAGGTTAAAATCTGATGGCAATGTAGGAATTGGAACTGCAAGTCCGAATAATTACAGTGGCTATACAACACTAACTATAAACAACGCTACAAATGGTGGGATAATAGATTTTGAAGCAAATGGAACTTTAACAGGTGAAATTTATTCTGATAATACAGGGTTAGGTTTTCAAACCCCTCAAGCAGATGATGATATATTTTTTAAAGGCAACGATGGTGGGTCTACTATTACAGCCCTTACCCTTGATATGTCTGACTCTGGTATGGCTCACTTTAATAATTACATTAAAGTTGCTGATAGAGTAGTTGGCTCAAGTAATTTAATTTTAACATCAACTGACGCAAACGAAAAAATCCAATTAGATGCAAGTGGATATATGAAGTTTGAAACTAATGGTGGTGAAAGAGTACGTATAGATTCGTCTGGCAAAGTTGGAATCGGAGTTACAAATCCTGCTGTTACAATGGAATTATCAGGCAATGGTGGTGCTATAAGACTACCAACAGGTGGTGAACTACAATTTGGTAATGCTAATAATTTTATTTTAGGAAATTCAGGAAATAATTATTTAGCTTTTACTACTAATAGTAGTGAAAGAGTCCGTATAGATAGTTCTGGTAATGTCGGAATCGGAACTACAAGTCCAAATAGAACACTTTCAGTTTATGGAAATGCACAACTTGATGGAGTAGCAACAGCTAGTCCACAACTAGCATTTAGACAAAATGGAACTGACAAAGCATATTTAACATATTGGGATAGTTCAGATACATTAGCTTTAACTGATGGCTCAGCTAACGGATTACATTTTTCACCTAGTACAGGCAGTGTCGGAATCGGGACTTCAAGTCCAAATCAATTATTGACAGTAGTAAAAGGTCAAAACTCAGATACAGCTATAAGGGTTGCAAATGGCACAGGTGGAACTTCGGCTAGAGCTTCACTATTTTTAGATGTTGATTCTGGTGGTGCTCAGTTAATGGCTATTGATGATGGGTTCTCTACATCTGGTGTATACATAGCAGATGGAGTGACATTTGTTTCAGATACTGCAATGCATAATGGAATGACTATTGGAACTAGAAGTTCTAATAGTGGTGCACATTTAAGATTTTATACTCAAGATTCAGAAAGAATGAGAATAAGTGGTAATGGCAATGTTGGAATCGGAACGTCAAGTCCTGGCAGAACTTTATCAGTAGATGGAGATGGTATTATAGGATTACAGGGAAGTCAAAATGCAATAGCATTTACTGAAAGCAGTTCATTAAAAGCATATATAACCTCTGGTGCATTTGGAGACCATAATGGAGATGGTTTAGGTTTAGTAACATCTGGCAATGAACCTATTAAATTCTTTGCTAATGGTGGTGAAAAAATGCGTATAGATTCTACTGGTGCAGTAACCATGCCACTACAACCAGCTTTTCAAGTTAGACCATCATCAGACCAAAGTGTTTCACCTAGCAGTTGGTTTACAGTAGCGTTTGGAACTGAAATTTTTGACCAAAACGCAGATTTTTCATCAAACACTTTTACTGCTCCAGTAACGGGTAAATATTTTCTAACAACGTCAATTAGAATAGACGCAGTTGATGAACAAGCTAGTTATTATTGGTGTAGAATTATTACTTCAAATAGAGATGTATATGGAAGTCTTTATGACCTTGATGGACTTAATGCAGACCCCGATTATTGGTATCTTACAGCAAGTGCTTTATGTGATATGGATGCAGGTGATACTGCTACTGTAAGTTTTCTTCAAAATTTAGGAACTACACAAGTACATATAGACGGAAGTGCTACAGCATTTTCTGGATATTTAGTATGTTAACGAAACAATTAACCTTAAAGGAGGTAACACATGGCTGAACATAAAAAAGAAATAACATTAACAGATTTACAACAAAAAATTCTGTCTAATGATTTATATAACGATACAAATAATGAAGGTCTAGATGATTGGATACAAAAAGCAGTTGATGGTAAAATTAGCAACTGTTGGAAACGTATGCAACAAGAATGGACAACTAAGTTAATGAATGATGATTCATTTACAGATTCTATTCCATCTAACCAAGCAGACTTTGTAGCGTTAGTAACAGTTCGTTCTGATTATAAAAACAGAAAAGCTAGAGATGATGACTCTAATAACATGAATTAATTAACAATAAACAGAAAGGTAAACACAAATGTTTACATTAGACGAAAAACAATATGACGAAACAAAAATGAATGACAAAGGCAAAGTAGCTTTTGTTCAAATTCAAAATATTTCAAATAAAAAAAATCAAATCGCACTAGAACTTGAAAATCTAAATGTTTTAGAAAATCATTATTTAGAGATTATAAAACAAGAACTACCTAGTGAAGAAAAAGAAGTTGAGAAAAAAACAAAAACAAAAAAAGTAAATTAATAACAAAGAAAGGTTAAAAAAATGGCAACAGAATATACATGGACATTTCCAAATTTTGAGACAGACTCAGACAACAAAGTAAAAACAATCCATTGGTCACTAAACGCAGTTGATGGTGAGCATAGTGCAAGGTCTTATGGTTCTTGTGATGGTGCTGACATGGACTTTGATTCAATGACTAAAGAGAATTGTATTGCTTGTGTTATCGACAGTGGTGATAAAACTGAAGAAGAAATGAAAGCAAATCTAGATATACAAATAGATAATCTGAAAAATCCTGCAACAATTTCTAAAACTAAAGAGTTTTAAATTACTTGGGTGTGTTAATAAATTTAGACAGATTAAAATAAGAAAAAACATAAATGGCTAAAACTTACGAACATACCCATGATGGTGAAATGGGAACGATTGTTAAAGCAGACGAACAATCTCAAACACTAATTGAACACAAATACCAAGATGTAGAAAACATCTTAAAACACAACAAAGCACAAAGAAACGAATTTGGCAGTGGCTATAATAGAGATAGGTCTATGAGAGCTATTGCAGAGATACCAACTATCATTGCATATCAATGGTTGCAAGATGATGGTTTTATGTTCACCAGTTTAGAGGGTGAAGAACAACACAAATATTTACAACGTAAATTAAATGACCCTAAGTGGGCATATTTAAGAACATCAGAGGGAACTTTTTAAATGGCACTAAACAATTTTGCAAACCTAAAATCAAGTATAGCAAACTGGTTAGGTCGTTCAGACTTAACAAATGAAATCACAGATTTTGTTGCACTAGCTGAACAAGACTTCAACAGTAAACTTGCTAACAGTGGTTATAATAAAATGATTAATCTTGCTACATTAAGTGTAAATGATGAGATTGAGTCATTGCCATCTGGTTTTTTAGGTGTTGCGTCAATATACATTGATGGTAGTAAAAAAAATTCATTGCAATATGTCTCACCAGAAACAGCATTTAGTATGTATGGTGGTTCATTAGTAGGACAACCAGAGGTTTATACAATCATTGGTGATAACATACATTTCTATCCAATGCCAGATAGCACTTATTCAGTAAAGATGTATTATTACAAAAAATTTGATGTTTTAGTTAATGATACAGATACAAATGATGTATTAACAAATCATGCAGATGTTTATTTGTATGGTTCATTATATTTTTCTCATACATTTATTAGAGGTATTGACCCGACTATTATTCAAGAATGGTTGAGCTTTTATAACAATGGAGTTGAACGAGTTGTAGCTTTAAACACAAAGAATAAATACAACCAAGACGCACCATTGATAATGAGGTCAACTGTAAACGAGGAATAATAGTTTATGGCTTATAAGCAATTCTTGGACTGGACTCCAGACCACCCAGAATACAGAAATGAAGGTCTTACTGACGCAAGAAATGTAGTACCATCTTTTAAAAGTTATAGACCAACTAAAGGTCTAGCACCAGTAAGTACAAATGCTTTAGGCAATAGATGTCAAGGTTTTGCAAGTTTTAAATCATCAGCAGGAAACATAACGTCTTTTGCAGGTGATAGTACAAAACTATATCGTTACCTTGCAAACACATTTTCAGATGTTAGTGGCGGTACAACTTTTAGTACACCTGCTGACAATGACTGGCAGTTTACACAATTTGGTAATTATATAGTTGCAAGTAATGGTTCTAACGCACCTCAAGTATGGCAACTAGACACTAGCACAACATGGTCTGCTTTAGGTGGTAGTCCACCAACATTTTGGCATACAGCAGTTGTTAGAAACTTTGTAGTTAGTGGGTGGCAACCAACAAACAGAAATAAATTACATTGGTCAGCTATTGGTAATCATGCAAGTTGGTCTATTGGTACTGACCAGTCAGATGAAGAAACATTATTTGATACATCAGAAATCACTGGCATAGTGGGTGGTGAATTTGGAATTATACTTTGTGTAAATAAAATATTTCAGCTTAACTTTGTAGGTGGTTCATCTATCTTTCAAATTAGAGCTATTGAGCAAGAACGAGGTGCAATAGCACATGGTAGTATTCAAACAGTTGGGTCAGAAACATTTTTCTTATCTCAAGATGGTTTTTGTAAAACAAATGGTGAGAGTACAACTCTTATAGGTGAGAACAAAATTGATAAATGGTTTGATGATAGTTTAGACCAATCTAATATTTTAAGAATAACATCTGGGCATGACCCATTAAATAAATTAATTTTTTGGTCATATCCAACAACAAACTCATCTGGTGGAAACCCAGATAGAATACTTTGTTATAATTATTCTGCTGATAGATGGTCTTACATAGATGTTGCAACACAAAATGTATCTAGTGCATTTACAACTGGTACAACATTAGAGGCACTTGATAACATAAGCACTGACATTGAAACATTTACAGACTCATTTGATAGTAGAATATGGCAGGGTGGAACTTTGTTTTTCTCTGCATTTGATGGCAATAATAAATTTGGTACGTTTAGTGGCGATAGTTTAGAGGCAACAATAAGCATAGGTGAACAAGAATATGCAGATGGCAAAAGAACATTTATTACAAACATAAATCCAGTAATAGATGTAGAGCCTAAAGTTGCTACTGGAACTATATCAATCACTGGCACAACTATTAATGGTACTGGTACAAAATTTTTAACTGAACTTAGTGTTGGTGATGTTATTAGAGTTAATGATGTATCTAGTCAGTTTAACAATGCTAAGTTTATTGTAGCAACTATAGTTAATGACACATTGTTATCTATTGTAGTAGCACCAGACCAAAATATTTTAAATGTAACTTTCTTAGGGTACACACCAAGTCAAATTAATTTAGTAAGTAGAGAAAGGGCAGGTGGTACAGTTAAAGAAAGTGGTTTTACAACTTGCAATGATAATGGTTTAGCCTCATTTAGACAATCTGGTAAATATCATAAGATAGAGGTTAAAGTACCTGCTAAAGCTAACTGGCATGACGCAATGGGAGTAGAAGTAAACGCAACACTTGATGGAGTTCAGTAATGTCTGAAAAACCAATTTCAGTAAGTTCTGAACGAGCTATTAGTATGCCAATTATAAACTTAGTTGGAATTATTTTTTTGGTTGCGTCAGCAGTGTTTACTTTTAATTCACTGACAAACAAAATTACTGCATTAGAGACAAGCCAAGCATTAATTTTAAATGACATAGAACTAATTAATGAACATATTGATACTATTCCAGTAACAGAAATAGATAGTCAACTAAAAGAGGCATTTCTTCTTATAGAATTTATGTCTGGTAGATTAGAATCATTACAAAGTAACTCAGAAACACAATTACCATTAATAGGCAAAGCCCAACTGCAAGTAGATTTTCTTGAGGAACGAGTCATAGACTTAGAAGATTTAACAGACAAACTAAGAGGCAATGGAACACATGATTGAAATGGTATTCGTATTATCAATGTTTATTATTGAGGGTGATAATAGACGTTTAGATGGTTGGTATCATCAACCTAGTCTATCAGTGTGTTTAGAGGGTAAAAGAGTCGCTGAACGTACAGCAGGAAATCAAGTTGCTTACACTTGTACTTTAGAAAAAGGTGAAATGGTTACAGACGAACATGGTGTTAGACACTTAAATAAGATTTTATAATGGCTATTGAATACATAAGACGTACACCAACGCAAAACCAAGAATATTTTAACCAACAATTAACTCAAGCAGTTAATACAATGGTTAATAGGTTAAACATACCTTATGAAAAGGTAAGGGTGGCTAGTTATAGTGTTAAAGTAGATGATATGTTTCTTGATGTCAGTGTAAATCAAGCAACAACACTTACTTTGCCAAAATCACCACCGATAGGTACTAATTTAATTATTAAAGATAGCAGTGGCAGTGCAAATACGCACAACATAACAATTACTGCAAACACTGGAAATAATATTGAGGGGTCAGCTAATAAAGTAATAAACACAAACTATGGAGTGTTGAGCATAATATATGATGGCACAAACAAATGGCTTACCTTTTAAGGTAGTCTTTATACCAAAAGCCAAAGTAGAAGAAATATTTTGGTTAATTAAAAAAGATTTAAACAACATTTTAGTAAAAGCAGAAAACGGATATGACGTTAATGATGTTTATAAAGAACTCGTTAATGGTGATATGCAACTATGGTTAGTCTGGGATAGCGAAAACAGAAAAACAAAAGGTTTTGTTATTAGTGAAATACTAGAAAGACCACAATTTAAGGTTGGGTCAGTCTTTGTGATGACTGGCACTGAACGTAAAAGATGGCAATATGTTGCTATGCAAAATCTTATTGAATATGCAAAAGCAAATGATTGTCATAAAGCAATTTGTCTAGCCAGAAAAGGTTGGTCAAAAATATTTAAGGCTTATGGATTTAAAGATACACATTTAGCCTTAGAAATTAATTTAACAAACAACAAGGAATAAAAATATGAGTATAGGTGGTAGTAGAAAAAAATCATCAGAAACAAGTGAAGGGTCAAGCGAGGTCAAACCATACGCACCTACTGAACCTTATATTGAGGAAATACTTGCAGGTGCTAAAGCTGAGTACGATAAAGGCAATAAAGAGTATTTAGGTGGTTATGATTATAATGATTTATATTCAGCACCGACTAAAGAAATGCTTGATATGGAAAGGTATGGAAGTAATATTTATAAAAATTTTCAACCAGACGCATTTAAAGACGCAACATCTACATATAATTCATATTTAAATGGCGACCCAACAACAGCAGGTGGTGGCTATTTATCAAACTTTTTAAAGACTGGTACTACTGGCACTAGCTTAGATGATTTTAACTCTGGTGCAGGTTTAAATGCCTATGACATGATGAGTGCAGATGGCGGTAAATCTTATCTTGATGATTTCTTATCTAGCACTACCGATAAAATAAGTAATCAAATTGGTTCTGAATTTGCAGGTATGGGTAGATATGGTGGTAGTGGTGCTTATGCTAATGCAGTAGGAACTGGTGTATCAGACGCAGTATTACCTTACATGGTTGAACTAGCTGAGAATGAAAGAGCAAGACAATTTACTGGCAATCAAGATTACATAAAAAATATGTATAACGCAGGTTCAGATATATCTGCATTAATGGGTGATGCAGGTGCAAACTTAAACAACACTGAGGCTAATCTACTTGCTAACTATGGCGATTATCAAAGTGGTTTATATGATTTAGCAAGTGGCACATTAGCTGACTCTTATGGTTATGCAGGAATGGATAACGCAAGACGAGACAGAATAAATGAAATGGATATGTCTAAAGCAATGTATGACCAAGACGCATACGGAATGAGACTAATGGACTTTGCAGATTTAATTAACTCATACGCATTTGGTTTTCCTACTAAACTTACAAGTGGTACGTCTAGTGGTAAATCTAGTGGGTTTGGATTTGGTATAGGTTAGGCGTATGGATTTTTTTACAAAAATGGCAACAATCCTTTATGGCGATAAAAAACAAGGCACTAAAGGTAAATTAAATGATGGTGTCAATGAGGGCAAACAATACATGAATATGGCAGACAACCCTATGCTGAGAAGTCAAGTTGCTGAGATAACTGGTATGCCAATTAGACCACCGCAGTATGGAATGTTGGCAAACAGAATTGCTAGAAACAAAGAAAGACAACTGGGGTTGTTAAAACAAAACCCTAAATTGAGAGGATTATTAAGCTAATGGTTACAAAATATAGTTTTGGTGGTGGTTTGCTAGACAACAATCTTTATGCAAACAATCAAAGAAGAAAAGAAGAAATGAATACTATGCAAGGTTTATTGAATGACCCTGCATACCAAAGAGCAAAAGCAAATAATAAAAATACAATGTCTGCTATTAATAATCCTACACCAGACAATGTAATGCAAAGAGCAAATGCACTTACACCACAAATGGATATTCAATATCCTGCGGAAGTTTTGGCAGAGCCTAAAAAAAGAAATATGCTTGAAGAATATTTATTTGGTACGCAAGGGTTTCAACCATCAGTAGAACAAAAAAAGAGTGTTTATAGAGCTACAAAAAATTTAACTGATATGGAAAAATTGTTTTTTGAAAATAACCCAGATAAGTTTTTTGAATATTTTAACAAAGTTGGTGATTACAAAGTAGAACCAGACACAACATCAATTAGTTCAAGTTTTACAAATACTGGTCAAGAAACAGCAGAATACTTTGGATTAGGGAGTCCAGATAGTAAAGTAGCTCAACAAATGGGTGGTGATTCTGCAAAATTTGACCCAGAGGCAGATTATAAAGGAACTACTAAAGAAAGCAGAATGACTCCAGATGGTAGAGTAAGGTCATACGCACAAATGATTTTTGACGTTAATCAAAATAGAGATGCTAATTTTACAAACATACAAGCAGAACAAAAAGAATTAGGTTCTCAAGGTAACAAAACAGTGCAATTTGCAACTTACAATGATGATGGCAGTGTAACATGGTCTAACCCAGAGCCATTTTTCTATAATAAAGTACAAGAAAAAATTGATGGGGATTTTGGCACAAAAGTTTATAACAAGTGGGCAATACAAGGTGGATTTAGTTCAGAGGTTGCAAACATACAAAACTTTAATGAAGTAGAGCAATTATTAAATGACCCTAGAGTAGAGACATCTGGTTTACTATATGAAATTACACCAGACAAAGTTTCTAGGTTAATAGAAAGTGGCTATAAAGCAGAAAAAGATGATGATGGCAAGACATATCAAGTAAACAATGCTTTAGATTTAGTTAGGGCAGTTGTATTTCAATCATTAAAGAAAACACTAGGCGGTCAGTTTACTGAACGAGAGGCAGAAAGATTAGTTGAGGCAACATATAACCCTAGTCTGCCACCTGCGGTAAACTTAAAACGTATTGTAGCACTAAAAAATAAAATGCTTGAAACATTTAGGTCTCAACAAAGGGCAGTTGAATATTACGAAAAGAACAATGGTACTTTATATGGATATGACACAACTGTCAGTGGAATTGATTTAGCAAATTTATCTAAAGAAAGCATTACTGATTTTGTTGATAGAACTGTGATGCAAAGTTTTAGCGAAGATGACTATGCAAATATGTCTGATGAAGAAGCAGGTAATTATTACACAAATAAAGCCTCTGTATTAGAACAACAGTTTATGAGAACAATTTTTAACATTAAGGATTAATATGGCAACACTTACTAGAAAAACAAAAAATGATATACCAGTAATAACAATAGAGGGTG